ATTTGTTTTCGTTGTTCCCAATCACCTATACAAATAACCACATTTTCAGGATTACCATATGTTTTTTTGAAGTCGCTAATCATTTTTTGTTCGTTTCGTTTGATATTGATATATTTACCAAACTTCAACTTACGGAATAATTCTTTACGATAAAATCTAAATAATATATGGTTTATTCTATTTTTTTCTTGTAGATATTCTTTAAACTTGGTAATTTGTAGTGATTTACGATTAAAGTGTGATAGGTCTGTTTCATATTCTATGATGGTTTTTCCTTCAATCTTATTGGTTTTCATACCCAAAATAATATTATTGTATTTTTTCATCTTGGTTTCTTTTCTCCGTTGGTCTTGTGAATACCGAAATACATTCGCATCTTTGGAAGCATCATCTACGCAATAAATCAAGTCGGATTTTCCAGGGTCAATTCCTATAACTTTCTTATTTTGCAATTTGGAATAATCATCTAATTCATCAATATACAATTCTTTTGATATTCCCTTCTTCATCATAGGTAATTTCTTACCAACTAAATCATCTCGTAAAAATAAAATACTCAATCCAATTCCATCTGTGGAAACCATATGATGAAACGAAAAACCTGTTTTATTAAACATTTTTCGCTCCGTTCTAAAAAAGAACTTCCATATCTTATCTTCATTCTTTTTCAGTTCCCCTTTTGTTTTGAAAAACCCTTTTGTTCCGTGTTCTTTTCTCAACAATAGATTAACTAATGTAGTTGTATCTAATCGTATATATTTTGGCGTAATTTCACTTCGCAATGGAAACACATTATTAACACTTTCATCATCATTTTCAACTTGTTTCATCATATAAATCATACACGGCAAATAATCCATAGTTTTACACTTCAAATCATACATAACACTATTTTTTTCATACTTGGTTTTAGGTGGTAAAATATGTTGCTTTTGTTGTGTAATCCATTTATGATAATGATGATTTGATTGGTATGGTTTATCATCTACATTCAATAAATCATTCTTTATTTTTCGTAAATCAGCACAGAGGGTTCTTATTCGTGCATCACGCTCCATTTTAGTTTTTCCCAATTTTCTTATTTTATTCACAATCAGTTTCTTTTTCCAAACAACATTTACATATCGTTCAACATATTCTACATAGTGTAATTGTATGTTATTCTCATACATTGTGATAACATCTTCCTTCAAATAATCTAATGTAGTATTTAGTCCAGCATAGTCAATTGGGTCATTTTGTGTAACAGGTAAATAGTGCTGATTGTAGAAAGTGATAAGTTTGTCTTTCATTTCAATCGTTTCTTTATTTGGAGGTTTTCCTCTTTTTTCAGTTTTCTCACCACAAACAACTTTCATAGAATTATTAATGAGTTCTTTGCTTACTATTGGTAATGTTTGATTATTGTTTTCATAGTAATCTAATAAATATAATTTCAGAAATTGTAAAGTATGAATAACAATCTTGTTAGATTTCACAACAGCATCATTGATTATTTTTGTATTAAGTTCAGGATGTTTCAATACACTTTTGAGCGAAGTTTTAATGGATTTGAAAAACTCAGGTGGTTTCTCTTTTGCGTTTTCCATTCTATATACTATGTAAATATATTATTTTAAGTATTTTTCCCTAAATAATATATTTTAAGTAAAATCCCCTAAACTTCTGTAAAAATATACATTGGGGTTTTTATCCATTTTTCATTAATTTTGAATTGCCCTTCTTTATTTTCAATTGAATATTTTGGTTGAACTAATTTCTTAATAATAGACAACCAAGGTCGTTTAATTCGTTCAGGTTCTCCTACCGCTTTCATATTATTAAATGCAAACCATTTTCGTATTTCAGGTATAAGTTCCATAATTTGTTTTTGTATATCTTCATTATGGTCTAATTCATATAGTGTATATGTATTCTTATTTTCCAAATCTAATATGCTAATAATTTTATCAGTAATATCATCTTGTTCTTTTTTATATAATTCACTTTTTAATCTCATACTTGCTATATAATTTACATAAATAATTTTTAAGTAAATTATGATTTATAATTTTTTAATTTACACTTACGAGTTGATGGTTTCCGCTTATAAGTAATATCATCTTTTACACCATAAGCATATTGAAAATAATTCTTATAATTTTCTGGTTTCACTTTGTCTATTGCTTTATCAATATTTTTCTCTAATCCTGCAAATGTATATACATCTCTGTTCTTTTTAATGTATGTTTTTATTTGGTTAAAATACATTTCTACTGCATTTGTTATTGGACTATATGGAATGGTAAATAAATATTGATTACCACTTTTTATTATTGCTTCTCTTACCATATCGTTATTATGACTTCTTGCATTATCTAATATGATAAGATGGTTATTGTATTTAGGTGCTATTTGTGTTTCTATAAACTCTACCATTCTTTCTTTGGTTGTTCCACCCTTTTCATAAAATGATTTACCCACGCATTTTGAATTATTGATTGCAACTAACAAAGTAAAACTACGGAATACAAAGTTGTTATTTGTTTTGATTATACAACGCTTACCAATATAACATCTACTATATGAAGGTTTCAAATGAGAACCTATACTGGTTTCATCTAAACAAATAATCTTATCAATTGGATATTTACGCACTTCATTATAGAATGCTTCCATTTCTTTATTTTTGTATGTGAGTTGTTTTCTTCGTTCTTTTGGATAATGTTGGTGTCGTGTCCGTTTCCTTGTCCGATTGTTTGCTCTAACAACTCTACCTAAATGGCGTGTAGAAATATCTAAATCCTTATATTTATTATACCGACTAAAAATTTGCTAATGTAAAATTATATCTAGGATAATATATATAGGTATATTATATGAATTTATGTAACAAAAACCACCCAATATATGAACCCGATAAATGGAATAAAGACGTAAATATTAAAACAGCACACAACTGTTATTCCTACGCACTTAATTTGATTGATCCTAAAATGGCAGAGATATGTAAAGAATATAAAAAAATTAACAAAAAACCAGATAACTTGGTGTATTTGAAACCTCAACCAGGTCGGTATTCTGGATATATAGACGAATATACAAACGATAAAATCTATAAAAAAACATTCAGTAAATGTACAAATATAGAAGCCCGTATGAAAAAAGATAACCCTTGCATTATAAAATTAAAACATGGAGAAGAATGTCCTAACCATTATTATAAGATAGCTTTGTATCATGCGGCAGATGGTACTGACTATCATTTTTATAGACAAGATAATACTGGTATATGGAGTCACAAAAATGGGTCATTAAGTGCAACCAACAAAGATCTAAAAGGCAGGATTATAAGAGACCCTGAAACCTCTGAAAAATTACGTAAAGGTGGACGATTCAGATTTTGTGGTTTTTTTGCAGTACCGACTTCAAGTAAATATAAAAATATATCATGCTTATCAAGACCATATAAAGATAAAATCTCAGAAGTGCAAAAAATGATAAATGAAATAAAAAAACGTAAAACTGTGGGTAATTAAAAGTTAAAACAATTATTGAAATGGTTCACTAAGCTAAGTTATATCTTTATAGTTATATTTTATAGTTACGGGTCTATTACTATAGATATTGATACTCTAACATGTAGTCATTAATATATTCTTCATTCCATCATGTTGTTCAACACGATTATGGCTAAGTAACGCTATATGTTTATCGATTCTGACAATCCATTCATCTAATATTGAGCTATTTACGTAAATATCATTATCAGCCTCAAAAACAATTTTATTTGTCTTTTTAAAATTGTCGCTATCAATCATATCGTTGTGGTATTCATGGCATTTAGATAGGTAATCTAAACTAATATCACTCTCGCCAGTCCGTGAACGTTTACCTATTCTGCGATGACATGTATTAGGAGATGCTTGAATGTATATTATTGTAGTTATCTTGAAATAATTAGCAAACGTATCAAACCATGTCAAGTATATAGTATAATTTTCAAGTGATATGTTTTTAGATTCGTATAATAATTTTGCAAATACCATTTTATCCGTAAATAAACTTCGTTCGGTGATAATGATTGAATTTTTATTGTTTTGTAATGCATATTTTATAATGGCTAATCTAGATATATATGCCATCATTTGAAATGCGAATGCGTGTTTATTAGGATCTTTATAAAATAATTCAAGCATAGTAGTGTTATTTTCATCTCGTATTTTCTCCCATTCATCAACGGGTTCTTTTAAAAATATGATGTTTTTATTGTTTGTAAATTTCGATTTTATATTTTCTAGAAACGTCGATTTACCTGAACCTATATTTCCCTCTATTGAAATAATTATATTATTATTATAATTATATTCCATATGTGTATTTGTGTTTGCATATGCATTTGTATAGCGACAATTAGTAGTTGTACTCATTTTGATGGTATGTTATATAAATTACTTTAAAATCTATAACATATGACTCATACATTTCATTTTTATTTATAAATAAAAGCTATAAATAAAAGTTGGTTATTATAAATAAAAATGAAAGTATTTAATAAAAAGATAGAATTAATAAATAACATATTAAGAAAATGGATTTGCAACAAAGAAAACTAAACAAAATTGAATGGGACTCGGTTGAAAAGGATTTTTCAGGAGAAGAGTTGAATGTATTAAAACTGATTCGTGATGGATTCCATAATCAAAATGTAAGGTCAAATAATACACAAACATTATTCATGTATTTGAAGATGGAATACGCCACCAAGATGGAAGATCATCTGTACAACATTTATTTTAGAACCGCAGGTGACGCATTAATTGAAACCATGAAAAAGATCTATCACGATTTTGACTGTATTCAAGCGAATAAAAATGTGAAAATAAGTTCTGCTGATAGGATCCGTCTAGAGCGTAATGATATCAAAAAAATCATGAATATGGAGTTGTATGAGTATATCCTACTAAATCACGCGCGAAAAATAGTAAGTTACCATGGAAAAAAAAGTACTACAAAGTTCATGTCATCCTATTATACATTAAGCATTTTGTTTAAGAATAAAATACCAACCGTAAATAGACACGTAGTTAGCATTCTAGAAAAAATACTAAACAATTTCAAACCTACTTTGGATATATCAAAATTGATTGCTAATGGTGAAACAATTATTGAACGAAATAAAGATTTATTGAAATACAGCGACTTAACTTTGTATGAACATCAAAAACAAATATTTAATATTTTCAAAATAAACAATAAAAATAATAACGATAATGATAATAAAGCGTCAGAGGATGACAACAAAACATCAGAAGACAAAAAGACAGGTAAGACAGATGATGATGATGACAAGAGCAAATGTAGCGAGGAGAGCGAAGAAAGTATTGAGTACACAAGTGACAGCGATGATGAAGATTATGAAAAGGATAAACCACAAGCCAAGTTGGTACTATATATGGCACCCACAGGTACTGGAAAAACATTAACCCCTATAGGATTATCTGAGGGGTATAAAATACTATTTGTATGTGTAGCTAGACATGTTGGATTAGCTTTGGCGCGTTCTGCGATAGCACTCAAGAAAAAAATTGCGTTTGCCTTTGGATGCGAAACTGCTGCAGATATTCGGTTGCATAATTATGCCGTGAAAGATTATGTTAAACGTCCAGATGGTAGTTATATAGTATACAAAGGTGGTAATAAAAAGATAGACAATAGTTTGGGTCAAAACGTAGAGATAATGATATGTGATGTTCAATCCTATTTGATAGCGATGAACTACATGAGGGCGTTTAACAAGAACGAAGAGGGGTTCAACAGACACGATAACATTATATTGTACTGGGATGAGCCGACCATTACGTTGGATTATGAACATCATGAATTTCATGATATGATTAAGCGTAACTGGAATAAAAACAAGATTCGTAATATTGTTTTATCTTCTGCTACGCTTCCAAAGTTACATGAAATTGACGAAACTATTACCAAGTTTCGCGATAAATACCGAGACAACTGTATTATCGATAATATTGCAAGTTATGATTGTAAGAAAAGTATTCCGATTATCAATAATAATGGTTGTGTAGTATTACCGCATTATTTATCAGATGATTACCAAAATATTATTGAGATTGCCAAACACTGTGAAAACAACAAGACACTTTTAAGATATTTTGATTTCAAAGGTATAATTGATTTTATCATGTATGTAAATGATAATAATTATATTAGTACTAAATACAAAATACCATATCATTTTGAAGAAATTGATGATTTGACGATGACAAAAATTAAGGTATATTATATACAGATTCTTCAAAATGTGATGAAGGGTACATGGGGTGCAATATATACCTATTTCAAAACGATTCGTCGTGCAAAAATACTGGAGAATACTACTTATTTGAATAATAATAATATCCATAAATCACAAAGTATCGGACCCGAATTGGTTAACACTCCTCACGGACTAAGCAGTTATAACAATATGGCAGGTAAACCTTTAGGTCGTGCAGTAAGTTATGGAGAAGTGGTAAGTCCTAAAACAGACACACAGAATGGTACCTCAGGTATTTATGTTACTACTAAAGATGCATACACTTTAACAGATGGTCCTACTATTTTCATAACCGAAAACGTGGAAAAGGTAGCCAACTTTTGTATTCAACAATCAAAAATTCCAAGTGTGATAATGGAGGATATTTCTAGAAAGATATATTACAACAATACTCTTAATGAAAAAATAGATGTCTTAGAAAAGGAAGTAGAGTGCTTGAAAGAGGATATAGAGGATGTTTCTGGTATTGAAAGTGCCACCTCTAAGACAAATGGAAAAGATATCCGAAAGTTTAACAGGGATTGTCCAGATGATGTAAACAGTTCGAGCAAGATTAAATTGAACAAGTTGACGGTAGAAATAAATCAATTCCGAGGTAAATTGAAAAGCGTATTGTTGAATGAGTCATACATTCCGAATAAGGACTTACATAAGAAAAAGTGGTCACCGCGTAATACAGATACATCTAGTAGTTACACGTCAGATATTGACGAAGGTATAGTAGACGAAATAATGTTGTTGTGTGGGGTTGATAATTCTTATAAAGTTCTTCTGATGATGGGTATTGGTGTCTTTATAAATCATGCAAATATAAAATACACAGAGATTATGAAGAAATTGGCTGATAATCAGAAATTGTATATGATAATAGCATCCAGTGATTATATATATGGTACTAATTATCAGTTTTGTCATGGATATATAAGTAAAGATTTGAATCTAACACAGGAGAAGATTATTCAAGCTATGGGTAGAATTGGAAGAACCAATATTCAAAATGATTATACAATAAGATTTCGCGATGATAGTTTAATTATGAAACTGTTCTCGGATGAAGTAGATAAACCAGAGATAATGAATATGAATCGTTTATTTAGTTAGTTAGTTAGTTAGTTCGCGTAAAAAATAAATAATAACTAAAAAATAAAAACTAAAAAATAAAAACTAAAAAATAAAAACTAAAAAATAAAAACTAAAAAACAAAAACTAAAAAATAAAAACTAAAAAACAAAAACAGTACACATTTTAACATTTTAATTAGTAACATTTTTTATTGTAATATTTTTATTGTAATATTTTGTTAATAAAATCGATTAATAAAAAAATGAAATGTAAATAATTAAACAAATAATATTTACATTATTATTACAAAATGGAAACTAACACTACAATTACATTTGATAATCAATATGTATTATCAAGAATAGAAGAGAAAAAAAAATCTAATAATTTAAAAATAATTCAAGAACTAAAACAAATAGCGCCATTATTAAGCGATGTTGATTTATTACAATTATACAATAAATCAATATCAATACATCAAAGTAAAAATCAAGGAAACGGAGATTTTCTTGAAAATGATATTTTAGTTGGCGTATTAGATAAAAATAATATACCTTATAAAAAACAAGTAACAATAAATGAATCAGGAATAATTGTTGGATTTAATAAAAAAAAAGGAAAATGTTATCATATCATAGATTTTGTACTTGGAGAAAATATTGAAGTAGGTAAATCAATAACAGATTATAAAGTTATTAGTTGTAAAACTACTTGTCGTGAAAGGTGGACGCAAGATGATTGGAGTTACACATTTCCACCAACTCTATATATATTATTAACCATATCAAACGATTACCCATCAGCTCAAAGATTTAGAGAAGATGCAAAAAGAAAAATAATTAGTTGTCTTCCCAAAAAGAAAGACGATAGATTGTTTAAATTAAATTTTGAAAATTTGATTGAAGAATTACGTAAATTATAAATATTTATTTATATTTAATCCAATTATTTCAGTAAATATAGTTGGAATCGTGTTTCCCAATTGTTTCCATTTATCTTTATTATTTCCACATAGTTTAAAATCAATATTAAAACCTTGTATTTTCAAACAGTCCTCTGTTGTTAATCTGTATTCTTTTCCATCAACCATATACCCATCCCAGTTGTGTTTATCATTAATAGGAGAATTTTTACCTCCACATCTAATAGTATACGCTGTTTTTTTTTCGAAATTTTTACCAAGTAGTTCTGTTAATGTTGTTTCTTTTTTATATTCATCAAAACCAAGCAATTTATCAATATGTTTAACAATTTTAGTATCATTTCTAACCCCTATAATAAATAAGCGTTTTCTCATTTGAGGTAATCCGTAATCACTACATTTTATAACTTTATATGTAATTGTATATTCTGCTGTTTCAATATCATGTTTTATTCTGTCAAAAGTTTTACCTCCATCATGATTTAATAATCCCTGTACATTTTCTAGAATAATAATTTTTGGTTTATGGTATTCAACAAATTTCATTATATTAAAGAATAATGTTCCTCTGTTATCATCAAAACCTTTATGTTGTCCACACTGGCTAAACGGTTGACAAGGAAATCCAGCACATAATATATCATAATTAGGGATATTTATTGGTTCTATTTCAGTAATATCACCAAGAGGCATTAAGCCATAATTTTCTTTATATGTTTCTTTTACTGCCTTATCAATATCACAAGACATTATACATTCCCAATTTAATTTTTTGAATGAATAATGAAAACTTCCTATTCCGCAAAATAAATCTATAAATTTAATTTTTTTATTTTCGTTTACTTCTGATACAACGTGTACACTTTCATTACGTTTTATTTCATTCATCTTTTCATCAACAACTTTTTCAATATTTTCTTTACTCTTACTTTTGGTAATACATGGATTTTTTTTATTTAGGTGTTTTGAATAATGTCCTTTTTGTGTAAATTCCTTTCTGCACTTTTCGCAAGTATATTTAACCATTTTACGTTATTATGACATAAATATTATTTCATTTTTAAATCAATTTTTTATTGTATTAATCAAAAATAACTCATTTTAGTTAATGTTTATAAATATTATATGATATTATATATATTATATATATTATATGATGTTATATGATGTTATATTTCATGGTATATTTTGAATAATAGTAGATCAATTTATAAAAGTATTTTTTAATTTTATAAATTTAACTAATTAACACATTTGATAGTGTAAAATAAAAATATAATACTTGGTAAATAATTGGTAAATAACCGTTAATTTAGTTACTATAAGCCAAACCTCCCATACCAGACATGATTCTTAGCACGTTGTAGTTGGTAGCATAGACACGAACCTTTGCGGTCTTGGTTCCCTCAACAGTTGCGTTAGAAAGAACAAGTTGAAGAGTTGCGTTGTCAATTCTGGAGAAGTTACAGGTTCCAGATGGTTGATGTTCCTCAGGTCTAAGAGCGAATGAGTACACGTTGATACCCTCATCAGGAGATCTGGTGTGTGCTTGGTAAGGTTGGACCCATGAGAAGTAAGAACCTTCACGCTCAGAGAATCTGTCTTGACCGTTCAATTGCAACTTAGCAGTAACAACTGGATTTTGTCCCCAACAGTGCATGTCAAGGGAAGTTTCAGAAAGGACAAAGGTTCCTGCATCAGAGACACCAGAGTTATCAAGATGAGATCCAGAATCTTCAAGACCTTGTGCAGCATCAGGAGATAATCCGTCGGTATTGACTTGTATTTGAGGTCCACCCATGTTTGCCTCGTTGTATGGGTTGGAAGGTCCGTGCCAGTATCCGGTGAATCCTTCTCCTGGGATATAGTCAAGAGCTCCTGCATCTTGGAAAAGTCCACGTGCGTCGATGTATGCTCTGGAATCGGCAGCGATGGATTGAGGACCTCCGAAAGCATGGATTGCGTTGGGAAGTGCATCAATAGCATCGGTGTAGTTGAATGGTTGTGCACCAAGAACCTTGAAAAGAAGAGCATCACAAGTCAAAGATGAACAGTAATCAACGTTCTGATCGGGTTGGACAACCCAGATAAGTTCCTTAACAGGATGGTTGAAGTTCAATTTGATTTTGTTACTTGAGGAACCAACAGATTCATCACCTGTGAATTGAAGTTGGGTGATCAAGTACTCGTGAGGGTTTTGTGCCATTCTGCGTCTTTCATCGGTATCAAGGAACACATAGTCAACATAAAGAGAAGCAGCAACTAGAGATTGGTTGTATGCGATGGTGGCAGGGACAGGTCTTCCAGCGTTGTATTGTCCTGTAGATCCAGAGTATGGTGAGGTGTTACAGTTAAGAGTAGTAACTGCCCACAAACACTCATCAATTGGGCGAATATCAAGGTTGATCTTGACTTCGTGGTATTGAAGAGCAATCAAAGGAAGAGCAAGTCCTGGGTTTTGGCAAAACCAGAATTGAAGAGGGATGTAAAGAGTAGTTTCAGGAAGTGCGTTTCTTGGGGCACACACTTGTCTTGGTGCTTCAGAATCACAAGGACTTTCGACATCAGAAAATGAAGGATCAGTGATGAAGGTAAGCTGAGTAGTGTTACCGATCATCTTGAAGTATCCTCTAAGTTGTTCAGAAGTCATCGTAAGTTGGTTCCAGATGTGCATCCAGTCACCGTATTGTCTGTCGATTCTTTGACCTCCGATTTCGACTTCAACTTGGGCGATTATTTGTTCACCAGGGAAGTCCAACCAACGGGCATAGACACCGGTGTTTTCACCAGTAGTGTAGTTTCCAAGACCCATAAGTTGGTTGATCTCAGGAACAGTAACTTGAAGATAAGTTCTGTAGGCAAGATCACCGTTTCTACTGATGACACATTGGACACGTCTACCGAAATCGGCTTGACCGTTGAAAGTTTGTTCGATTGCTTCAATAGCAAAGTTAGTATAACGTCTGTAGGTTACTTTCCAGAATGTAATTTGAGGATTACCAGTAAGATAGACATCTTGAGCGCCATAGGCAACTAATTGCATTAAACCTCCACCCATTTTTATAATATTGCTAAAGAAAAAAAAAACTTTTATTTTAATTTAATTAATAATTAAAATAAAATCATCTAATATTCGTGATTATTACATTATTCACAGAATATTTACAATAGACATATACATTATGTAGCGTTGTTAATAGAAACTAGTGTAATTTACCTATATATTCATATTACTTTTGATGAAATTGATGATGAAATCATCATTATATACTTCCATTTTATTCTCATGCTTCTTCTTGAATATGTATGAATCATCTTTTTTTTTGACCTCCCATCCTTCCTCTAGAGCATTATATAATAACATCATTTTCTTGAATAAACAAACATCCATCTCATAATTACCGTCAATTTTACTATTAAATATTTCTGTATTTTCCATTATTATAATGAAAAGAAAAGTTGAAGATAAATTCAAACTTGTTCTAAATATTATATATATTTTTTTTGAGTTAAATAGAATATATATTTTATAGTATAAAAATTAACATGAATAATTCTTTTAAACCTAAACCTAGTAAACAGATAAAATTAAATAAGACATCTATCACACTAGATAATACTCATCAGGATTTTTTAAAAGAATTCAGCAAAGATTATGATGAAAAGATACCTAAATTGAAGATGGAAAAAAGAAAAGTTAAACATAGGTTGGGAAATGTAAAATCTTTGGAGGATAAGCTTAATTTACAGGACAGGTTTAAGGAGCTAAATACAGAAATTAATATTTTAAAACTAAAAAAGAAAGAATACTTTTTAGATAATTCAAATTACATTTTTGAATACTTTGAAAATAAGAAAAACATATCTTCTGCAGCTAACAACAGTAATAATAATAATAAAAATACATTAGTGAACAATTTTTTCAAAATAAAAGATAACGCTAAAGATGAATCGGATAATGAAACAAGAAATAATATTGTTCACAAATATCTGTATAATGTAGATAAAGATGAGTTTTTAAATATGAATGCATATGTCAAGTCAACAGATGTATGTCAATATTGTTCAAAGGGTGAAATGATACCTATGGAAGACGAAGGAATAATGGTATGTAATTTGTGTGCAAAGATGGTTACATATTTATTAGAGAATGATAAACCGTCATACAAAGAACCACCAAATGAAGTGTCTTTTTATGCATACAAAAGAATAAATCATTTTAAAGAAATTCTGGCACAATTCCAAGGTAAGGAAACAACGCAAATACCTCCTGAAGTTATTGAGAACATTAAATTGCAAATCAAAAAAGAAAGAATTGGATTAGATGAAATAACCAATAGCAAAACGAAAGAAATATTGAAGAAATTGGGTTATAATAAATATTATGAACACATTCAATTTATTAAAGACAAATTGGGAATCAAACCGCCTGTAATGAGTCAAGAACTAGAGGGTACGATGTGTAATTTATTTATGGAACTTCAGGCGCCGTATTCCAAGTTTTGTCCAGGGGACAGAGTTAATTTCTTGAATTATTATTATACAGCATATAAGCTATGTGAGTTATTAGGCGAGGTGCAATATCTTGAGTTTTTCCCTATGTTAAAAGACCGAGACAAAAGGATTGAACAGGACAATATTTGGAAGAAAATTTGCGAAGAGTTGGACTGGGGTTTTATACCTACCATATAGGGTCGTCAGTACCTTTTTTACAGTTGTATAAATATCCTTTAATTAAGGTGTATATGGGAACAATTTCAATAAAGGGGTATTGAATATGGATTGGTCAGGTGTGTCGCAATTAGCACCATATCCCCTACCATATACTACTCTGTTTCCTCCCTTTAATGTAGTTTTCTTACTTTTCTTACTTTTTCCGCATTTACTTTTGTTCGTTCCTTTTGCGTTACTTTTCTTTGCGATTTGAACCACTTTGTGTGTGTCCTTGTGCTTTAAATATAAGTTTCCATTTGTGGTACCTTTAACGTAACGTCTTTTGAATTCTGCTGGTTTTCTTTTTTGCAACATTAGCATATCTTTACAGCAAGTTCGACAACAAGTGTAGAATGTATATTTATGTCCATCTAGTACTAATGTATGTGGTCTGGATTTAGTGATTGGTGCATATTGATTGCCAACCTGTTTCATATGTGGACATTTATCTGTTGTTGTTTCTCTTTTCAAAGTTTTGGAATGATTAATATTTTTATATTTATTTTTATTTTTACTTCTCTTATAAGTTTTATTCATATACTATAACGTAATATATTATATAAAATATAAAATATTATACCAAATTTTTGAATGATGTTAAGAGTAGATTACACAATAAATACGCAAATAAATATATTATTACTAAACGTATTTATTTCGATTAACCGTATTTATTTCGATTAAACGTATTTAGCTGGATAATTAAGTTGTTACATTTAAAATCCTCCTGGGAATCTAACCAAGTTAGCACCAATACCGAATCCAGCACCAGACCTTGCGGTGACACCCATAGTTGGTACATAAGTATCCAAAATACTGAATGTTGCGGCAGCAGTTAGAGCAATCAGAATGATTTCTTCCATGTTCAAAGAACGCTTAGGGATAGCATATGCTGCAATAGCGACCATAAGACCCTCAACTAAGTACTTTATGATTCTTCTAATAAGTTCACTCACGTTTACCGTACCTTTCATTATATAATATTTCACTAGAAAAAAAAAGTATGGATAATATTAAATAAATATTAAATATAAGTTTACTAAAAAAACTTAAATAATGTACTGTTAATAAAGTATAATGGCAGATAACAGTAGTAGTTTTGAAAGAAAAAATTTTAACGGAAAACCTAATCCTAAGTATGTAGATTTACTAGATGAGGATAAAGCCATCGCTGGACAAAAATTTACATGTGTATCTTTTATTTCTCCTGAAAATATCTTAAAACAAAAGGAATTATTTTTCTTTGAAAATTTCCTAAAGAAATGGGATTTCAATAAATCCATGGAGAAATTCGTACAATTTACTAGTTTTGTTTCTTATAAATACAACCTTTCATTTGATGATGTGTCAAATGATTTGAAGGAATTTGTAAAGGAAGAGAAGGAAAGTCTTGGCAGTATCAATATTAACGATGAATACAAAACCTTTGTGGACAATAATGAAGAAGAACTTGAAAAGAAGTTCAATATTTCACATAATTTTACTACATCAACAAGAGGTCTAAAGATACGCGGTAGTTATCCTACTTTAGAGGAAGCTGAAATGCGCGCTAAATTACTACGAGAAATTGACCCTAACCACGATGTTTTTGTAGGACCTGTGGGTTTATGGATGCCATGGGACCCAGAAGCTTATAAGACAGGTAAGGTCGAATATATGGAAGATGAGCTTAACCAGTTGATGAAAGAAAAGAATAAAAACGACCAAGAGGCGAAGGTGGCATTCGATGAACGTGTAAAAACCACGAAAAAAGATGCTATCAAAGATAACATCGAAAAGGCGGAAAAATCTGGAAATGTCTTGACACAGACAGTTGATAAGGATGGAAATTTGATTGGTATTAACAACAATACACAGATTGAAACACTTACTGGAAAAGACCAGGAAATCTCATCGGCTGATATTTGTAATGAATTGTTTGAAGGTGAAAACATTATTATGGGTAAAAGTGATAATGGTAAATCACAATTAGTGAGTGGACCTTTTGTGGAAGATAGCAAGAAGAAGGACTAAATCTTATACACAAATAGAGTTATAAACACATTTATAAGCTCTTTTAACAAAGACCTCTCCCCCCTGATCGGAATAGTTGGATTCTATATCATAGCCATCTAGATCTTCGTATTTACTTTCATCTTCTACATCCTCTTGGTTAGATCCAGATGTTACTGCATTATTATCTGATGTTGTGTCTGAATCTGTAACATGTACTCTTCGTGTTTTTCTGCGCGACATCTGGTTAGGATATATTATACATATGTAGACATAATACCAAAGTATAAAACATAGAGTTAATATAGCTCCAATCAAGGCAATTATTCGCATTACATTTGTTGCTTTTTCCATATTAAATATTTAATATTGATTATCTAATATTGATTATTGGTTTTGTTTTTATTTGTTTTTATTATCCAACGTATCCTGTAAACAAATATATAATGATGTATCCTAAAAATGTCGCTAAAATTGTGGCTACAAATAATTCGAAATCTCGGTAATAATTGTTATTAATAAGTTTGCATCGTAATGAATCATTTTTATTTTTTTTACATTCGCTTTCTTCATTAGTTACATATTCATTTACTCGAATAGCAATAATAGCTGTAATAGCTGTTATCAGAGATATACCTAAATAATGCTGATATTTATACTTCAAATTCATTTTATAAAAAGGACTGAATAATGGTTTCATATCAATACTATATATAATACATAGCATATTATATATAATAAATCATAGTCATGTCTAATAAATAAATCATGGTAAACATATACCACCTACATATTCAAATTACTATCCATCAAATTACCATCTACTTTTTTTCACATTTATACGCGGACCTCCGCCTCTTTTTTTGACAGCACTAGGATCATACTTTTCGTCTTCGTCGTCTGAATTCATATCTTTTGATAAATCCCAAAATTCTTTAGACCCTAATCTAAACTCGCCATGACTACTAGCTTTGTACCAAAATACCTGGTCATACAATTTATTGGACTTTGAATTGTTGTTGATAACTAGACACTCGTAATTTTCCGTACACTGGTCCATAACCTGGCAAAACGATTCAAATGTAGGAAACATTCCTGCATAATTCTCATATATTCGTTTTCTATTAGCTATATAATTCTCTCTTAAAATAAAAACGTAATCTATATTAGTTCGTAACATAGGCGGTATACCCAACGGATATTGCATGGTAATGACTAACATTATCTTCCAGTGACGCCCATTCATGAAGAGTAAACGCATCATTTTATCTCGTGTCCAGCTACCATCAAACAGACAATCATCCAGAATTACAAATGCACGCGGGTCTATTGTAGTTCTTTTATATGCAGCCATCTCTTTTTTTACTTCTTTTAATACTGTTCTTTGACGTTTGAGTATATTTTCAATAATGCTTGTATTATATTCGTGGTGAACAAATAATCGTGGGACCATTTTTCCGTAAAACCCGTTACCTTCTTCTGTGCCAGATATAACTGTACCTATAGGTATATCTTGATGATAATACAATAAATCTCTGACTAAAAAACTTTTACCAGTATCACGCTTTCCTATTAAAACTACTACGGGGCCTTTATTTTCGGATGGCTTGAAACTGATATTCTTCATATCAAATTTTTTTAATTCTAAAGTCATATGATTGATATATACATAATATTTATTTATTTAATATATTTAACGAAACTTTGTAGTTTATAACGAAGATATACTAATATATAGCAGTACATACTAATTCATACTAAAACTATACTAAAACGAAATGAATAATGTTATTAGTTCAAAATGTAATAATAATTTTATTTTATACATAATAATAACTTTAATGGATATTAATTATCATAAAAGTAAAAACGGTGAATTGTTTGCAAATTTAGAAAAAGCAGATATTTTAAATTCAGAAAATACACAAAATTTTTTGCCTATTTATTCCAGATTTTTTAGCTTGAATCAAACAAACTACAATAATATAGTTCTTAACAACGAATGGAACGTCCAATCTGTTAATTATAAGGAGAAGGAAAATGCAAATATTTACAACACTTTTCTGTTTAACACCAAAACTAAAAAGAAAAAAGAAAGTAGTGTATTTATTAAATTCGCACCTTTACTCGATCCTTGTAAATACATTATAGGGAAATACGATACGACCAACGAGGACTTATTTAACCTACCAAATATTACTAATGAAAATGTATATTCTAAAATCAAGAATTACAATAATAGCGCATACGTAGATAGTTTTTTTACTTACTTGAACAGCAAACTAATGCGTGCTCATAATTTCTTTCATGGTGTTGATTATTTTGGCTCTTTTATTACAGTCAAGAAAGATTATACAGTTAATATTGCGGACGACCTTGAATATTTAGTAGATTCCGATTTTTTCAATAAAAATAAAAATAAATTATTCAAGGTAGATGACTATGATTATTTATTTGAAAATGACTGCGATAGTAAATCAGGTAGACCTCCTATTAAAATTAATAAATCGATGACTTGCAATTCAAATACTTCAATAGAAATGTTGGATGATAGTGATTTAGCTGATGCTGCTGTTCCATTTGATACAACACAAACTATTAACAACGATATAATAGAGATTGGTATTAATGATAGTAAACAGAAAGATGTAAAAGATCTAGATTCAGTTTCTATCGTTTCCATCACATCAAATGCATCAAATACGTCAAATAAATCAAACAACTCTGAATGTTCTGACTCATGTTCATCTACTTCATCTTATACTTCTGATGAAAACGACGACAGTGATGATGGAATGGATTGTGACGAGGATGACGACGAATGTACAGCTAGTACGACTGAATACACAGATGATAGTGACGAAATGACCTGCTCAGATGTATCAGCAAGTGACGAAATCATTAATGTCACTTTTGAGAAATTCCCCGTGCAATTAATATTCATGGAACGATGCAAAAACACACTTGATGACATTTTAATGAACGGGTGTATGAATTATGATGAATGGTGCTCATGTCTAATGCAGGTTATTATGATTTTAATTACCTATCAACGAACATTTAGTTTTACACACAACGACCTTCATACCAACAATATTATGTATTGTGACACCGATGCACAATACTTGTATTATAAATATGAGAATAAATATTATAAAGTGCCTACTTTTGGAAAAATATACAAGATAATTGATTTTGGCAGAGGGATATATAGGTTTAAAGGTAACATATTTTGCAGTGATAGCTTTAAGAGCGGCGAAGATGCCGCCACACAATATAATACAGAGCCATTTTTAAATAAAAATAAACCGCGTTTAGAACCCAATTATAGTTTTGATTTATGTAGATTGGCTTGTTCCATTTTTGATTATTTAATAGAGGATATTACTAATATTAAGGGTGCGTTAAAAGATCCGATAGCGAAGTTGATTAATGAATGGTGTTTGGATGATAAAGGCATTAATATTTTGTATAAATCTAATGGCGATGACAGGTACCCTGATTTTAAATTGTATAAAATGATAGCTAGAATCGTTCATAATCATACGCCAGATAATCAATTAAAACGAGAACATTTTTCACGGTTCGTCTGTAATAATATAGGCAAAACTAATGATTTATTAGATATAGATAGTATTCCTAGCTATGCTAATTAGGCATTTTTTATATGATGATATACTCTAGTATACCTTAATTTTAATTAGTAAATATTTTTTGTATATAAATTATTTATTTGTAGTTATAATATATAAGTATGAATAGTAATGATGGAAATGATCCAGTAGAAGATATCCTTCAGACATTAGATGATACAATAAAAAAATCCTCGGAAAGTAATGCGGAATTCCTTCAAAATACTAGTGTAAATATCCAAGAAATAAGTGAAAAAGTAAAGGACATTATGAAATCAAAAGAACAAATTGACAAAAATAATATTAAAATTGAAAACACCAATTCACCCGATGAGATTGCAGATTTAACCGCAAAAAACCAAAAACTTAAAGAAGGAATCAATAAAGCTATTAATCATATTAATGGGTTGGCTGAAATGGATGCGGGTCAAAACAACCCAATAACTACCAATATTAATAAATTAAAGGAAGAACTCGATAGTTATACTAATACCACAAAAGGTGGTTATATGTATTCAGAACGTGGACGTAGAAAGAAAAATACGAGTTATAAATCAAGCGCAAGAGGGGTACTTAGAAATAATGGTATTGAAAATAGTATTGAACTATACAAAACTAAAGGACGCAAAAGTAAAGGACATAAATCTAAAGGACATAAATCTAAAGGATATAAACAAAAATCCAGAAAACTAAAAGCTGCAGGAATATTGAATGTGATGAGAATGAATCAAACTAAATACAAAAAAACTAAAAGCAAAGGTAAGAATAAAAGCAAAGCTAAGAAAAATAAGTCCAAACAAAACAAATCAAAGAAAAACAAAAGCGTTAAAAGGCGGTAAAAAGCGTTAACTAACTTATCAAGTATCTTATTCACTACATAATGCAAATAAATAAATAAAAAATATGCATTATATAACGTATATAACGTATATATAACATATATCTCGGTGTGTTTTAATTGTACTCATTAAATGTTATTTAACATACCTTTTATTGTAGGCATATCAAGACTATTATTCATTTCTTTTCTTTGTTTATAAATGGATTTCCATTTTCTTTGTATTAATCTCAGCCAGAATGTCTTTTTAACGCATACTGTCTCGCCATCAGGTAAGTAGAAACACTCTGCGATATCTAGTGTTTGATTGAATAGTACTGGATTCAGATTCTCATGTCTATGTGCGAATTCATATAACATTAATATACTTCCTACGCCTATAATTTTTGCCTTTTTATTATTGTATTTGTCTAGATAACTCTGATTTCTTTCCAAATCGAGTTTCTTGTATCTATTAATAACTAGAAATGATTTTTTCAGGTGTTCATTATTTGTTTCGCCATGTAGCAATTCTTTGTACAAATCACAATATACTATGTTGAATCTTGTAGCGCTTTCTTCTTCAGGGTCGTATATGTCATCTTCGTCAGAATCATAGTCATCGTCCTCATCATAGTCGTCATCGCTGTCAACATCTCGTGGGTCATTCCTGGGATAGATGGTGTTGTTTGCTGGATGTCGTGAAGTATGATGCATGTTGTAATTGTTGTAATTATTAGTTAGTGCCATTTGTATGTTTTATATTAATTTATCACATCAATAAAAAGGTATATACATATTCATTTTTTTTTAAAATATATATATATAAATGAAAAATAAATCGAGTAGGATTTCTAAAAAAATCTCTGGGTCCAAATTTGTAAATGAAAAAATATTGAACAACAAAATCGTCCTTCATTTAGTATTTGTAGTATCCTTTATAATGGTTATGTGCTATGTTATGACCAATAAATTAGATTTAGTGGTATACTTTGTCGTATTAGGGTTAATCACAAGCTACTTTAGTAAAAATATGATTATTGTGTTAGCTGTTCCTATTGTTTTAGTAGGACTATTTTCGGGTCTTAATAGAGTAAAAGAAGGTATGGACACGAATTCTGATAACGAGGAAGACGACGATACCAAAGATGCAAAAGCAAAGAAATTAAAAAAGGATAAGGTAAAGAAGTCAGAGAATGTGGTTAAACCAAAAAATGAAAATGAATCGTTTGATGTAAAGAGAAATAGACATAAAAAAGGAACCGATATTGACTATGCAGCAACGGTTGAGAACGCATATGATGATCTTAACAAGATTTTAGGAGGTGATGGCGTCAAGAATTTAACTGAGGATACTAATCGTTTAATGGAACAACAAATGAAGTTGGCTGAAGCTATGGAATCATTTGGTCCCATGATGGATAAAATGGGTCCTTTAATGGATACTGCGAGTAAATTTATGAACATGAACGGAGGTGGAAGTGGAGGTGCAAGTGGAAGTGGAAGTGGAGGTGCAAGTGGAAGTGGAGGTGGAAGTAAGGATTCTAAATCAAAGTCAGGAATACCATCAGGGATGCCATCAGGATTTAATATGGATAGTTTGAATGCTATCTCTGATATGGCATCCAAGATTACGTCTTCTAATTAAAAGACGAAATAACATGGATGATTGAATAAACTTGGCAATATATATTAATACGTCTCTGGGTGTAATAATATATATATATTTTATAAGTAATGAAGAAATGTCCACCAGGTATTTTATGTATAGATAACAGAAGTCTGTTAATTATTATTATCGTTTTGATTGTTATTATTTCTATGATGATTTATGGTAATTTTTTTAGTCAAATTAGAAGCAATAACCCATCTGAAAAAATAATCGTACAGCAAAATGGCCAAGATGGGTGTGGTGCGACTGCCGTGGGTTACCCAATTATGCCAAATTATCCATATAGCAATATGCCAAATGACGTGTTATTAAACCCATATGCAGCGCCACTTAAAGACGAACGTTATTTTACAAGACCTATAGGTATGGTTCCTATTAATGTTCCTACGAATATAGGAGCGGTTGATACAGAGTATCGCCAAGTAGGGTTTCTTACTGGAGTGAATGAAAAAGAAAAAGTGATACCTCTTATGGGTAGACCGTTGTATGTCAATCGTGATAAATGGCAATATTACACGATAAGCAACCAACGTAATAGTATAAAGCTACCAATAATAAAGAATAATTGTAATTGCACAAATGAATATGGGTGTGATAGATTATTTTCTGGCGATGTAGTATTTGTAGATGGGTTGAATAGCCAATACAAAATAACCCTTTACGAAAATAATACTATAAAGTACTTACCATTTTTATAAAATAGTTTCTTATTTTGACGATTTTATAAAACTAAATTCGAATATTATTATTGGTTTATTATTGATTTATTATTGATTTATTATTGATTTATTATTGGTTTATTATTGGTTTATTATTGATTTATTATTGATTTATTATTGATTTATTATTGGTTTATTATTGGTTTATTATTTTGTATGATTTGTATTTGTTAGAGGGTATTTGTTAGTAGAGCTTATTTATTATTCTTTTTTCCTTTTCCCTTTTTGTTTACCCTTTTGTTTCCTTTTAATTTACGTGTACGATTTTTCTTTGCGCCACCTGCTTTTGCCGGTGTCTTTGCAACCTTGTATAAGTTCACGAATTTTTCCTTAGTAATTCCATCTTTATCTTTTTCTTCCTTTGGTATTGCCTTATAATCTTGTAGTTTCAATCCTTTTGTTTTAAGATGATGTTTTATCTTCTTGTATTCAAGTGGATTAATTTTGTCTTTGTCTAGATCTAGACCAGCCTTCTGTAATATGTCGTTTGCCTCTGCTTCTATTGGCGGTATCTCTGCTTTTATTGCAGGTGCCTCTGCTTTTTTTGCCTCTTCTCCTGTTTTAGTTGAATTTGCCTTTGCCTCTGTAATTGCGGTTTTGTATAATTGCACGAATTGCTTTTTATTAACTCCGTCTTCCTCTTTTTCTCCCTGTGGTATTTTGTCATAATCTGGTAATGTCAAAAAACCTCCGTCATTCACAAATTGTGCTTGTATACCTTCATATTCAGATTTATTAATTTTTCCACTTTTATCTTCATCATTATCATCGAATATTTTATTTGCTTTTTTGTCATCAATAGATTGTAGACTCTTATTAACAGATTCTCTAGCTTGACTTGCAGCTTGACTTGCAGCTTGTTTTGCAGAATCCAATCTATCACCAAAAGCCTTTCTACGCGCATCTCTTTTGTCCTTACCATCAGCCCACGATTTTTTTGCAGAATTCCTCATTTTTCGTGTTGAATTAAAAAAGCTTGAGAATCTACTTTTCTTAGGGGGGACTACTGGTGTTGCTTCCTGTGGTGTTGCATCTGGTTGTGTTTCTGGTGTTGCATCTGGTTGTGTTTCTGGTGTTGCATCTGGTTGTGTTGCTGGTGTTGCTGGTGTTGCTGGTTTTATAGCATTAGCTATCTCGTCGGAATCAGTGACGACCTTTTCAGCTGCTGTTTTATTTGCTTCTATAGGGTCCTGAAATTCTTTACTATCGCCACTACTACTACCTTGACCTGTTGAACCTATTTTGCTAGCTACCTTGCTAGCTAAAACCTCTGACATCACATCTATTAACTCTTCAAACTTTTGTCCTACCTTACTAGTATCATCCTTACCACCATAAAGAGTAGATTTATTCTTTCTTTTTAATGTTTTTGTCGCTAAATTAGTGTGTCGTTTTCTTAATGTGTTATGGTTAGCAGGACGTTTTTTACCTTTTTTTTTATTTTTACGTTGTGATTGGTTTTTTGTATTATGTAATTTTTGTATTTTACCTTTTGATAATTTCATATATATATAAATAGTTATTTATTTTTATTTGTATAGTTATATTAATAACGATGAATATATCAGCTAAAAATGTAGTAGGTAAATGTGATAATAAATGTTTATATAATTTTGATTATCCTAAAACAAACATAGTAGCAACCAACCTAGGTAAATCAATTATGTTGAAGCCCGATGATAGCACAAAATCACCTGTTTCTTATAATAATGAAAGCTATAATGTCAGCGCTATATATATTTTTGCACCATCTGTACATAATTTTAATAATGACAAAACTGCTGGTGAAATTATCATCGAACACACCTCCGACACGAGTAGCTTAAAACTAATGGTTTGTATACCAATCATAGAGTCAAATTTTAGAAGTAAAGCTTCAGTTATTTTAGCGAAAATTATAAACCAGGTAGCTTCGAAAGCCCCAAGTGATGGTGAGAAAACAACCTTTAATGAATCTAATTTTACCCTAGATGACATAGTACCTAATTCAAAATTTTTCGCCTATACTGGAAAAGACATGCATGGTACTCCTGCTAACGTGATAGTATTTGGCTCACTTGATGGTATATCTGTCAAACAAAGTATTGTAAGTATAATGGGCAGCATTATTAAACCAAATAATATGTCAATAGACAACTATGACTTGTTTTTCAATTCTAATGGCCCAGGAAAAAATGCAGAAGGTATTTATATTGATTGCAAACCAACAGGCGCATCTTCAGATGATAGTAGTGATGACAGTTCTGGTAGTGATTCAGGCAGCTTTTTTAATAGCCCTGGATTCAAAACAGCGGCCAAAACCGTTCTATTCACAATACTGTTTGTATTTATATTTTATGTTCTAAATTATTTATATACGATGTTTACAGATGATAAATTACGTTTACCTGTAATACCTACGTTTTCAGAAATGAGAGAAGGTGCGAGCAATGTTATCAGACGTGATAATAAATAATAATGATAACTAAGAATAATTATATGATATGATGATAGTTTCAAGAATCATATAATCATTCATCACCTTTTAAGTTGTTGGATGAATATCCATATTGTGTCATGTAACTATTCGGATACAATTTCTTTTGTTCCTCTATTGGTATTTCATACGATTTGTTTCCTGACGTCA